GACCGTATTATTCGTATATTTGGATAGGCTTAATGCCGCTCGAAATGCGAACTGATAATCTCATTATAACACATTAGATAAGGATAGTCATGGTTATACAAGTAAGAAAAGTATCCACTGACTGGACAACATTGCCCACTGGGTTGACTTGGTATTTTATCGGTCAACCCAAAACGGGTAAAACCACACAAGCCAGTAAATGGAGTCCCAATGGAGCCGAGGGATGTCTATTAATTGATACTGATTTAGGCTCAGATTTTGTTGAGGGAGCAAATACAGTTACCGTTACCTCATTGAATACACCAATAAGACCTAAAATGATTGATAATAAGCAAGTTACAGAAAAAGGCAATCCTGTTACAGAAGTAGTGCCTAATGACGAACGTGGTTATTATAATCGAACTGGAGAAATTGGTGAACCAATGGAAGTATATTCTATGGTAGAAGTATACTATTGGTTAAAGGATAATTTGAAAAAGTTACCTTATGATACTATTGCTATTGATACTATTGATCATATAAATAGATGGATTGAAGCTGAAGTATGTGATGAAAGAGGTCAAGCAGCAATGGGTGAAGGTTCTTCTTGGGGTGCTGATTGGGCACAAGCAAGAAAAAAGAATCTTGATATTGTAAAAAAGTTTCAAACATTGTGTAAATCATTAGGGAGAAATCTTGTTTTGATTTCACATGCGAAAAGTACCGTCATAACTGATGGTAAAAGTCAGTTAGGGCCAGAGCTACCACGAGGTTTAGCTTATGCTTTAACTGCGAGTGCGGACGTGATAGGGTACGCTATGGCTAATAAAGAAGATGGAAAATTCTATCTATCTTTTAAAGCATATGATGAAAGAACTGTAGGCAGCAGGCTAAAGCCCTTAGCCCAGAAAGTTCTTGAATTTGATTACGATAGCGTAATTAATGAAATACTAAAATACAAAGAAGAATAGGAGTAGCATATGCCGTTCAGAGGTTCTTACGAACAAAGCTCAAAAGACATGAATATTGCACCATTTCTTGGTTTCCAAGAAGTTGCATTAACAGATGTCGTAGATAAATCAGATGATTATCCAAATATGGATGTATTTTTAGAAATACATTTTAGAAATGGAAATTCACAGTATCCTTGGAAATATAATCTTATAGGTTCATTTGATAAAGATACTGATGGAACTGTATCTGGTAGTAGCAGTTTATTAAAAAGAATCTTGTATTTTACAGATGCTATTGGTTGGGCTGGCGGAGTTAATACCAAGGGTAACTGGGTAGATGAGGATGATAAAATTGTCGATGATATCGCAGGATTATTAAATCTTCATTATACTTCAGCTAACTATGGTATAGATGATTCTGACACTGAACATAAGTATTACATATTTACTTATAAAAAGTGGAATGAAAAAGCTGGAAAAGCATACACAAATGTATGTCCCAAAATTGTATTAAATGACGAAAGAGGTCGCAATGATCTTGATAGTTATATAAAATACATGAAAGCTAATAAATTCATTGTAGAGCACGATGACACTAAAACACCTGTTTCTAATGGGAATATGACTAGTACCACTACTAGTAATTCTCGTAACATGTTTTAAGTGCAACTTTATCACGAAGTAGCAATAGGGAGTCCTCGTAATAGGGGACTCCTTATTTCTCCAGATGAAATTATTGATGTTATATTAGAACATGGTGATAAATATGCCGTTTATAAAAGTCTATATTTATATGATAATGAAGGAAGACAGTATCACAAACTTAGAAAAAGTTTTAAAGATTTTCTAGGCAAAAGATACATAAAAGATGTATTAATTGATATAGACAGAGCCGATAATACCGATAATTATACACTTAATAAAACAAAAGGTGTATTATTTGAATTAGAGGAATTAGGCGTACAAAAACGATCATATAATGTCTATTTTAGTGGAACTGGATATCATATTATAATAAGTGGAGAAGTTTTCAATTTTCCTCAAGGAGATACAGACTTACCATTTATTGTAAAAGAAACTATGAACAATTTATTCAGTGACATAGACTTATCAGTATATAATAGAACATCAATATATAGGTGTGAAAATACTTTAAATCAAAAATCAAATCTTTACAAAATTCCATTAACTCATAATCAAGTTCAAGAATCTGATGCAGAAAGTATATTATTAGATTCTTCAAAACAGATTATACTTGATTCTGATCCTATTTGGGGAGATGGTGAATTAGAGAAATACTTAATCAAAGAAGTTCCCAAAATAAGAGTAATGGATTCTAATGTAGAACCGCGTAATATAGTACCCTGTGTTCAAAAGATGTATAAACTTGGCCCAGAAGAAGGATCAAGAAATAATACTTTGATGCGAATAGCATCCCATTTCTTTAGACATGGTATACCAAGTGAAGCTGCAAAGGCTTCATTGCTGCATTGGAATAATGATCAGTTAAGAAATGATGTAATAATAAGAAAAGTAGAAGACACCTATCGTGGTGGATACAAGTATGGATGTAAAGATGTCTTAATGGCTAAGCATTGTCAAACAAATTGTATCTACTATAGAAGAAAGGATTATCTGATTGATGTAAAAAATAGTGAAGAGTTACAATCAGAGCTAGCAGAAAGACTTGAAACTGATTTTTCTGGTAGAACAATTGACTTAGCTCAGATTCTTGGAGTACATAACAAAGATGCTACTATCTATCCAGGGGAATTAGTAACTATATTTGGATCAACAGGTGCAAATAAAACTGCATTAGCTCAAAATATAGTATTGGGATACAATGCTGAGTATGATCAGATAATTAAAGAAAAACAAATACCAACATTATTCTTATCATTAGAGCTTTCTGGATTTGTAATGCACAGAAGGAATTTACAAATTGTAGCAGGTGCAAGTAAGGATACTGTAATGAGTAATTACAAAAATCTATATGATTACCATAAAGAAGAATTGAGTCATATAATTATGCAATCAATTAGCCCCACAATACCTCAAATACAAGACAAAATAAAACAATTGCAACCTAAATGTGTCGTAATTGACTATATTGACCTTGTAGATGTACCTTTCAATAAAAGAGGAGAGTATGAAAAACTTAATTATATAAGTCACTCTCTATCAAATATAGCTGTAAATGAAGATATCATTATCATACAGATTTCTCAAGTCTCTAGAGACTATTCAAGAAATCAAATAATGGATTTATATGCAGCAAAAGGAAGTGGTGCAATAGAAAATGCCTCAAGGAAAGTAATTGGAATTACAGGCTCTGCTGAAGAAACGGAGAAACAAGTATCTTTATATAAGAACAGTGATGGCGACCTCTTTGATGTCAAGCTTGAATGGACACCATCATTTAGATTAAAGAGAAAATTTCCCCAAGTAATAGAGAGTAAAGTGATGAGTAGAAAATTCACTATATTGGAGGAATAATGGCAACAACAAAAGAAATAGTTGGTGAATTGATTGATGTAAATCAACAAATGGAGCTCATAGAGCAAAGACCAGACATTGACATGGAAGAGCACAAGCTTCTCGAAGAGAAGCGAGTAGAACTCCACAAAAAAGTCAGGACTAAAATCCAAAACGTCGACTACTTTATTGTCGAGCTTAACAAAAAAGAATACACGATTGACGCTGAGGTTGAAGCGTTAAAAGATGAGATTAGCAGATTAAAGTCACGAAGAAAAGGCCTACAAAGAACAAAAGACTTCTTTAACAAACAACTTCTTCCAGCTATAATCATGGAAATTGGTAACGATGATGGAGTATATGAAACTGATACCGCCAGGTATAAGCTTTATGAAACATTTGGCCCAGTTGATGTTGATCCTCATCAAATATCGGATGACTTTAAAAAGGTCGAGATAGTTGAGAAATTGGATAAAGTAAAAGCTAGAAAAGCTGCTATTGCAGCATTTAACGCTGATAAAGATATGCCAGAAGGCATAGCAATAAGAAAAGTTAAGCGAGTAAAGAGATCATAATTTGAACTTATTATTATCTCTTGCAACCTCTACGAGTTTAGCTATAAATTATATAGGGCTCAGTTGTTCCCATTACTCCCGTGGTGGGACAGTGAGTAAAAACACCTATGCTGAGCCCTTATAATTATGAAAAATAAAAACAATGAAATAATTACTCGTACAAGTAAACTTTATCCGTTAAAATTTTACATATCAATTATGGATGAATCATATATTCCAATAAATAAAATATGGGTAAATGAAAGATTAGGGAAATTAGGAACATATGGCGAAATCTTAAATGGTAAACAAGATAGAAAATCCTATAAAGAATGGTTAAGGAAAAACGAGAGAAGAAAAGATTTTTATTTTTATTAATAAATGAAGTATGATAAAGAAACATTTCGTGAGGTTTTAGAGCCTCATCATCGAACTTACTGGAAGATTGCTTACACCAAGCTACAGAGGAAAATGCAAAGCCTCAAATCCTCCCTTAAGAAACGATCAGAGGATTCAGGAGTAATATTTGATATTACAATGGATCAGCTGCGTGAAATGTTTTATCATAGATATGGTAAATCATGTAAATACTGTAGAAAAAAAATGACACTGAAAAATATGGTTTGTGATCATATTATCCCGCTAGCAAAAGGTGGAGACTCAGTTATAGATAATTTACAGTTAATATGCAAAGCATGTAATACCAGGAAAGGCCCATTAAATGAGATAGAGTTTGTCGAACTTATCCTATGGGTAGAAACATTAAAAGATGAAACAAAAGAATATGTGCTAAGAAAATTAGCAAAAGGAGGAAGATACTGATGAAAGAAAGAAGAAAATACCCCTGGCCCCCTGCTGGATGGAAAGAAATAAAGGGTGGATTAATGAGCACAAAAGAGTTTTTAGAAGTAAAAACTGACAGAAGAGTAGACGATAAAGCGAAGCGAAGATGGCAAGAACAGGCCTATAGAAGAGGATATCGTCATGGATACGATCAAGGCATAGACGATATAATAGATTTTTCTTGGAGTCAGGCAGCTAAGTTTTTTGATAAAATCTTAATGCCTTGGTCTTATTTTAAGAAAATTCCTAAAAACAAAGATGGTAAAACTGAAACATATTTCCCACCATTGTTAAGATTTTGGAAAACTAAGGGAGAGAAATAATGAACTTAGATCGTGAACAAGCTGAAATTATAATGACAGCCTTGCAAAACTACAGAGGTGAATTATATATAGATGGCAGCAATTCACCAATTTTAGATAAAGTGAACAAACTTGTTTTAGATATTGAAGATGAGATGGAATCTAAAGATGTTGGTCAAAAACGGATACCTGTAACTGAAGATATGTATCAAATAGGATCAGAAACTGGTATAGAAGCTGATTATGCTTTACAAGATAAGTCTAAATGTGGAGATTGCGATGAATAATAAACAAATATTGAAAAATAAAGTTACCCACTTAGAACAAGCTTTACT